GTAGGCGTGTGTCTAAGAAAATCCCCCTGTCCGCGTGACCCCTTGCGACTGTTACATGTAGCACAACATGACACCAGATTATCGAATGCAAGCGGATCACCGCCTTGCACTATTGGAATCACATGATCGACAGTAGATGCAGGTTGCATGCAGTAGAAGCATGTCCATTGATCTCTTGCCAACACCTCTAGGCGCCGGGCTTTATATGCCCTACTCCCTCTAGGATCTCCGCGCTTTGTACTCATAGCTTCTCATGACATGACATACATGTAGCTACATCTTTACTACGCCATAGGTATAGCGGATGTGTGCATTCCATTACTGCCATCCTTTAGTCTTGAGATGATGTAGCGCCTTACAGTAGTTAGGCTCATCATACTCAGTCCATCCATAACGATAGCCTACATAGGTGTGATACATCCAGAACTGCTTAATAGTATTGGCATGCTTGAGGCTTTCTACCTTCATCTGATATAGCCCATAGGTCTGCTTAACGCCGCCTTTATTGCCTATAGCCTTATAATTCCAAGTACTCTCACGAAAGACTATCTCATGATGACATAGCTCTTGCTTATCAGTAAGCTGCTCTTTGGCTAATTGTTTAGCCCATCTTATATTTTTATTGGCATCTATTGATCCCTGAGATACAGGAGCTATGCTCATGAATAGAGCTGTCCCAATAACGAAGGCGACCACTCGCGCTCTGCCCTTACGGGCGCGTGCTGAGCCCCTGAAGGGCTCTCGCCTGAGAGTAACATGGCTGTCAAATACCTTCATGTGTAGCATCTCCTATAATCTCACTATGTGGAATGTGAATTAGATCACATTTATCTATTGTCAGTAGAGTAGAAGCCTGATCCCTTAAACGATACTGCAATCGAGCTGTAAATCTTATGCATCGATGACTGGCAATATGGACAGATCAAGTCATGCGGCTCATTGATATTCATCCATTGCTCGATCCGGGCATTAGATTCACAATTCTCATTATCACACTCGAATTCATAGGTTGGCATCTGGGTCGCTCTCACAGGTCTTGCAGATCTCTGTAAACGCCCATGCGCCGCACATTCTGCATCTCATAGGCTCTAGTGTAGCAAGATCATCGCTTATTTTGCCGTAACCTGATTGAAGCAATAGACCGACCAAGTCACCAAGCCGCATAAAGGCCAGATAATCTTGAGGATTACCTTCTCCTTGGCCATTTAAGCGACACACCACGATTGGTAAGTCATTGGACTTACTAGCTCTTTTGGTAACTTGATCGATCCATGCCTTTGGCTGGAACGCCGATCTAGCCTTTACTTCCATGTCGAACGGGACATGTGTTATATCTTTTCCAGCCCCTCGACCGATGTCTGCATGTGGCCACCATTCCGAAAGGTAACGTGCGACCACACGCTCGGTTGAGAATCCCCGGTATTTACGGCTTTGTGAGGCCATTGACCGCGTGACACTTTCTGCATGACCACGCCTTATTATTGATATTCACTTTTATCTCTGATAGTGGTATCGACTCATTACATAAGCAACACCTAGTCATAAATGTAAATTCTTCTAAGATCGCCTGGACTTCCTTAGATCGTGCGATCTCATCTTCTGTAGGGAATGATTCCCATTCCCCATCTTGATTCATAAACTGTAGTGATCCCATTATGATCTCGCCTTCTGTCGTTGCCATGCGCCCTCTTTGTTGATCTCATACCATATGACATCTTCACCTTTAGGGCATCGAGTCAATTCGCCTGTAACCCATGCGGAGCACTTAAAATGTCCCCAGACTTTACCCGCTCCGCTTTGCCCAGTCTTCCAGATCATGTCGCCATGTGGGCACCGGGGAATATCCTTCTCGCTCTGGCCTCCAAGAGTCTCTTTCACTATCGACATAGCTTCCTCCATTGTGGGCGGCATACTCGATGACTTGATAGTCCATGGATCGTCCTCCTTTACTACTGGGATGTATTCGCTAGACGTCTGCGCCATCTTAGCCTTTGTCTGGTCTATAAGTGCCACAGTCTTTTGCGCTTGACCCACTTTCGCCATCTCTTCTCGTGACGCTCGCTTTCCCTTCGTTGCATATCCGGCGTTAGCAAGCGCTCTACCGATAGCACTAGTCTCACAATTTTCCAACGCACTTGTCGCATTAACTCCGCGCCCTTGGATGGTTTCTTCTGCCAGCCCAGTAGTCCAAGGCCTGTTATCCGCCTCTGTACGAAATACAGAAGCCTCAACGATAAAACGGCCGGGACTTTGATCAAGTAACTTTGTATGAATCTGGCCATCTGGATGATCCTTCCAAAACTTAACTAGACGTTCTTCTACTGTTTCATAATCTTCTAGGTTAAACATAGAGCTCATTCTCCTCTGTGTGTAGTTGCCCTGCTATTGCAAGATAGGCTGCAGCGTCGATGTATGTATCGACTTTCGCAGACTCCATACTTCGTGCGAGCTTGACCAATGCCATGCATGATGCCACTTGATAGTCAGTAACAGGCATCTGGAGGAATGCTGACCATAGGCATGCTGTTCTGGACATATTGTCTGACGGGTGTCCGTACTCCATACCACGATCTTGAATTGTTGCCTTTGCTTCGTTGAGGAAATCACTTGCTTTCACACTTTAACCCTTTCCTTAGATGCGTAGTAATTCCTCACAGCTTTGCGCCCCTTGAGATACCCCACGCGAACGCCGACTATACGGCCTAAGTGGAACCATAGTGCAGAGATAGCGATTAACGCTATAACATCTTGAATAACTGTATCGAACATTGTTGCCCTTTCTGTTGGTGTTAGGGCAAGGATGACAGATTGCTAGGACAGGTCAAGGATATTTAGATAACGAAATGGTAACGATTCTGCATCGTCTATGTGGTCATCAATCGACCGGGCTAGATCGTTATCGAGATCGTCCATAGCGCTTTCCAGCTACTACGAAAGTCCCATCCTTCTCGAAGTAAATAAGATCAACCTGAACATTCTTGCCATCGACGTACATGATGGCGAAGGCCTGTTGCCAGTTGGCAGACCCCTTTGTATAACTGGCCTTGCTAAAATCCATAAGATTGCCTACTTCGACGCCATGCAGGATACGCCCTATACGGCCTCCTGAGGCCTCTGTGAAGGACGAACGCCCTGCCCTATGGGTATGCCCCGAGATAACGCTTTTGCCGTGTCTACGGGCCGCCTCAAGGGCTGAAAGACCCCCCTGTGACTTAATAGGGGTATGGTCGCCATGGACTGCAATCCAGCCCGGCGCGATGTTATATGGCTTTTTATGAAAGGTAATCCCCAGCTCATCAAATCTCATAAACTTCTCGAACCTAAGTTCAGGCAAAGATAGGAATGAGGGAATTTTCCTCATGATCTGATTGTAGAGCCGATCCGTATGATTGGATCTTATGGTCTGGGTTACTTGTAGATCGTAAAGGACTTGAACAGCTTCATCGCGATCATCTCCAAGAGTCTGCTCATAAGCCTCTGGCGTCCCTTCTGACCACTTGCTAATGGTATTAAAATCTATCTCGTCACCTATTGTGACTACTTCGTGCGGCTTAAACTTACTGATAAAACTGGCTAGATTCTTGACTGCTACTCGATCATGGAATGGAACCTGTAGGTCACTCACAATGACTATTCGCTTCATGGTCTAATCCTCGTCATCGTCCTCATAGGGTATGCGATCCACTCGGTCGGGGATCGATGGCAAGATCCAGTCAGGATAGGAGTCTCGGTCTAGTAATAGCCAAAAGGCCATGTCCTCGCTAAAGCCCGCTTTTTTTAATGACTTAAAGTATTCGTTAAGAGCAATACAGTAAGCGTCGAGGGCGTTGTATGTATCGAGATCGATAACTCTTTTTCTTGCCATGTCGAAAATTATCGCTCTAAGAGTATGTTATATATCTCATCGACACGCGCATGAAGCGCCTTAATCTCATTAAGTAAATGAGTGATCACGAACCCGGCAAGACCACCAATAATTGCTAGGCTTGCAAAGTAAAATGTCACCATATCCGATGCATTCATTTTTTAGGGCTCGCGTATCCGAATACCCCTGCGACTATTGCGCCTAGGATTGAACGATAGTTAAGATCGAAGTTAGATGTTGTTCCCCATACTGCTAGGAACGCGCCGACTGCGATTAGTGCTGGGTGTTTCATGTTCATTGTGTGCCTCCTAGTAACGGGATATTAAAGAAAGAGCCGTCTTGATCGCCTTGTTTAGTGAAAGAGACATGGCAATGCGCGTTATGTGGATTAGATCCAGAATACTTGCGCCAGCGCCAGCCCATGCGAGACGATGCAATGCGTCCGGCGAAGATGATGTAGGAGAT